TTGCGCCTGCAGCTCGAGAAGTTGCCATTCAGTATACGGTCTTAAAATCGTATGAGGAAGTCAACTTTTTAGATACGAGTACAGGAATCTTCCTAACTCGTTTATGTAGGCAGTTCGGAGTTGAACGCTTGCCAGCCACGGCATCGGTTCGATTGGTTCAATTCAAGCAGGAAATCCCGCTTGGAACTCGTTTCAGCGTGGTTAATAGTGAGTATAACTTCCGTGTCTTAGAACGTCGCTCTGGATTTGAGTATAGTGTAGTAGCTGAACAGGTTGGCAATGCTCCCAACTATGTAAGAGGTCAACTCATCAACATTGATGTGTTGAATGGTTTTAAAGGGGCAGAAATCGGCTCTGTTATCGTCGTAGGCGAAGATGAAGAGACGGATAAGCAACTCCGTAAGCGTACCATTGAGTACTTGAAAACACCGACTTTAAACGGTAACATTGCCCAATACAAGAAATGGGCAAGTGAGTTCGTTGGTGTTGGTTCGGCCTTGGTAGAGCCACTTTGGAAGGGTGAAAATACAGTACGTGTATCTATTACGGATGCTGACGGTAATGAAGCGAGTGCAGAGCTGGTAAATAAGTTCAAGAATTACTTGGACCCTGAACCAAGTGGCCACGGATTAGGCGTTGCTCCTATTGGTGCTTATGTGACAGTGCAGTCTGTAAGTGGCTACGACGTTCGTATTAACGCAACGATCAAGATTGATGAAGATGTAGATATCGAAACCATCAAGCACGAGGCGAAAGTCCAACTCGTTAAATACTTACGTGAAGAAGCATTTGAAGAGAAAGAGGTTCGGAACTATAAAGTTGCCACAATCATTGACAGAATTAACGGAGTTCGAGATGTGGACCGTATTTTGTTGAATGATAGGGAACAAAGTATTGAACTTTCTACCAACATGCTTCCTAAACTAGCGGAGGTAACCATCAATGTCACAAGTTAGATATCGTATGTTATCGGCTTTGCCAGAGGTCTTAGATCCAACCATCAATGATTTGTTTGAAACTGAGATTCCAGAGCTGGAATTGATTACAGACTTAATCTTTGATACCAGACGGTTGATGTTGTTGCCAGAAGCGACCGAAGACTGGATTGCACGTTGGGAAAAAGCTTTGCAGGTAAAACCGAAAACGATTGATTTGGAAGAACGAAGGCGGTATCTAATCACTTTAATTTCTTCCAAGATTAAAATCAACTCAGTGAGTTTACAAAAAATTACAAAGAGCTTTACGAATGTCAATAACTTAGTAACGGTCAAAGGTTCAGCGGTACATATCCGATTTTTAGGAGAACTACCGACTGGATATTTGAACCGTTTTTTAAAGTATGTGCGTGAATTGATTCCTGCTCATTTAGGAATCCAATTCTCAGTTGAAGCACCTATGATGAACGCGATTTATATTGGGGCTCACACATTCAGAGACATTCGTTCAGTTCGATTTGAATAGGAGGAAATAAATGGGATATTTTATCCAACCTATTGTGACTGATAAAGCAATCAGCGAAACGGCCCTAGCAATTCAAAATAGAGAACCACTGGTTTTTACTCGAATAACTTTGGGGAGCGGACGACATCGGACGGACACAAGCAAGAAGAATGACGTAGCTCAAATAGTTCATTCTTTGCAAGTTACGCAGTCTTTATCGACTGATATCGCTGATACGATTCGTCTCACAGCGAGGTTTGATAACTCACGGATTGAGCGTGAAATGATTGTGAACGAAATCGGTGTATTTGCAAAACGTGGAAATAACGAAGAATTCATGTACATGTATACTTGGGCGGAGCAGGGAGATGTGATTCCTCCCAAAACATCTGCTTATGTATATCGAGACTATGATTTCAATACAACTATTAGTAAGAATAGTCAGATTACCATCCAATACAATGCGACTGACTTGGTTTATGCAACTGTCCCTGAATTGAAGGCGACAGAAAGAAAGTTGCAAACCAACATCGATAATCATATTAGAGATGCTGCCCGTCACGTTTCTGACCAGGAACGGACACGCTGGAACGGGAAAGCCGATTCAAGTCACAGGCACAAGGTCGCAGACATAGACGGTCTGCCTGAAAAGATTGACGAGTTCACCAGAAGCAAGGCTGAGAAAGTTGACCTAACTGGTCACATCAACAACCGAAACAACCCACACAATGTGACCAAACAACAAGTGGGACTAGGTAACGTAGACAACGTAAGGCAAGCCAGTTATACAGACCATGAAGCGACTAAAATAAATGTCAACGAGCAAGAACAACGATTGTCATTGCTAGAAGAAATGGTATTACAGAATCGATTCTATATACCAATCAAGGCTGAAGATAATGCTAATGTATTGCTAGGTGACGAAAACAACAATTTAGTAGTAGCGGATTGGAAATACCAAATAGTAGAAAGGGAGGAATAGATGAATGGTAATTATGAGCAACCAAGTTAGGAAAGCTACTGATTTGCCAACGTTATCCAACGTATCGGACGGAGATGTGGTGCTGGTTCACAGTGGGGCAGGATTGAAAAAAGTTCCTGTGTCCACTTTGAAACGAACATTTGCAACACCACAATCAGCTATATCAGTAGCTACATCGAACTCAAACGGTATCGTCAGACCGGATAATCAGACAACAGAAGTGTCAAATGGTGTGATGAAAGCAAAGACTGCCACTAGTGGGCAGGCTGGTGTGGTGCGACCTGACAACTCAACTCTTACAGTCGATAATTCGGGTGTTTTACGAGTAAACAGGTCAGCGCTTGGGATTCCAAGTACACCGTCCGAAGTAGTTGCTAACAAACTGATTAACCAAAATGGGAATCAGCATATGAAATATTGGTATGGGTCTAAATATCAATACGATGCACTCTCAACCAAAGACCCAAACACAATCTATGATGTGTATGATGTGTACGAGTAGGTGATACTATGGCTACAAGAGAAGGAATTTATGTCGGTGGACATGAAATAGTTCAACGTTACGTTGGAAGCAGATTAGTATGGGAAAAATTCAATCTAATTCTCATAGGGAGCGGAAACTTTAATTTTACAGCAGAGAGAGATGATAAAGTTGTTATCAATTTAGATAATGCAAACGGTATTTATTCATTGGAAGATTTAGAAAGATATAAAGAGGCCACAGCGGTAAAAAGGGGTGGTAAAATCTTTAGAATAAATTCAGTGCAATTGACGACAAGGAGAGGGTCATATAATGAATTTTATGGTTCTTTTTCAATGCGTTTTAAAACTAGAACTGATAGAGATACGTTCTTACATTCAGGAACTAACACTTCATTTTATAAAAACAAGAGGTAATTTAACATGGAATTTGTATTAGTAAATAAATTTTTTAGAGTTGGCAATACGGAAGTCTCTATTCAATGCGACAAGCCGTTTACTTTTTTCACTCGTGAGTTAGAGGGTGACCGTTTGGGTGATACGGATGAAATGCTCATTGAGGCAGTCAAAGAGATTCTACGAACTGAATTAGATCCTACTAGCGCTATCGTCAAAAACCAAGAACAATTGGCTAAAACGACTGCAGCACTTGAACAAGCCAACCAGCTTATGGAAGGCATGCAGAAGGTCAGCTTGCATAACACTGACGATATTGAAGAAATCTTTGAACGCTTGGAAGTGCTTGAGAAACACAATGGTATCGATCATGAGCATGAGGACGACGCAGAGGGGCATGAGGAAGCACCTCACGTTGCCGAGCCAGAAACCCATCCTGCTGAACCTGCTCCAGTAACTCCACCGGTTCAACCAGAACCCCAACCAGCCACAGAAGTAGCCACAAACGGAGTACCGAACGTGGTCGTATCTGAACCAGCACCAGCGCAACCAACTACTGAACAACCAGTAGCAGAAGCACCTATCCAACCTGCACCAGCAGTAGAACAACCAACAGAAAGCGAGACAGAACATGAAATTCCTACACCGACAAGCGAAGCGAGCACTAGTGAAAACAATGGAGGTAGCAACAATGAGTAAAATTACATTAGACCAAGCCAAAATCGACATGTACATTAACCTGCTGAAACGTGAAGCGATTGACTTTTCATTTGTCAACAAACGCTTCCGAGACCGTGTGCGTAAAGAATTGGAACGCCTTGGGTTGAGCCACTTGGCGAACTAGAGAGGTGTTTATGGATGCCTTTGAGAAAATAGAACACTTTTTTACTAGCGTAATGCCAGTGCTAACTCCAACAATCATTGCTTGGATAAGCTATCGGTTACCGAAAAAAGCCAAAGAAGAGACGGATAAAATCGTCTCGGAACTAACCGATGTCAAGAAACAGATTGAAGATGTCCAAACTACCGCTAAAGATAGCAATTCCAAAATCGACGAAGTGCAAGAAAAATTAAAAATTCACGATGAGGCGCATCTAAATACCATGAAGTTGCGCCTTGACCGTGATATGCGACGGGCTATTAACAGAGGATATACCTCTAGAGATGAATTCTCCCTGGTAGAAAGCATGCACAAAAGCTATAAAACTCTAGGAGGTAATGGATACATAGATCGTTTATACTGCGATTTTGAAAAATTGGATATCAAAGAAGGCATCTTAATAGATGATTAGATAGAAAGAGGTTCAGAATGGGTTGTAAAAACCACAGAGTGAATACAACCAATTTGGCTCGAATTGATGGTGGCGACCTTATTAAGCAAGGGGATTTGTCTTCTACTTTTGGATTCGAATTGTTAGATGAAAATTACCGTGTTATGACCTTATTTGAGGGTCAAGATGCGGTTATTACTCTAACAAAGGGACAACGAAGATGGAAGACAACTGCTCCCGTCACTAGCCATTCTGTCAATTTCAATTTAGATAGTATTCTACCAAGCGGAAAATACCGAGTAGAAATCTCGGTCGGAGGTTATATCTTCCCAAGCGATCGCGACACTTATATTGAAATTGAAGACTCAGACAAGGAATTGGTTACGGAAGATGTCTACACTTTGAAGGAGTTAGACATCGAAAAAGAAGTAAAAAAA